TGTCGGCAGTCGCGCGTATCTTCGAACCCGGCTGCAAGGTGGACACGGTGCTGATCATTGAGGGCAACCAGGGCGACTGTAAGTCGAGCGGGTTCAAGGCGCTCGCCGGACGGTGGTTTACGGATGAGATTGCTGACCTGGGTAGCAAGGACGCAGCGATGCAAATGCAGGGCGTCTGGCTGATCGAGATGAGCGAACTGGATACGCTCAGCCGTGCAGATGTAGGTCGGGCCAAGGCGTTCTTCTCCCGTTCCACGGATCGTTTCCGTCCCACCTACGGCGCGCGCGTCGAGGAGTTTCCTAGGCAGTGCATCTTCGCCGGCACCACTAACAAGGATGACTACCTCAAGGACGAGACGGGCGACCGTCGGTTCTGGCCGGTGCGCGGCGGGAATGTCAATGTCGCGGCAATCGAGCGCGATCGTGATCAGCTCTGGGCTGAAGCGGTGGCAGTTTATCAGACTGGCGCGCAGTGGTGGCTCAGCGGCGAAGATGCCGTCCAGGCGGCTGAGGCGCAGAGAGAGCGCTATGCCGGAGATCCTTGGACTGATGTCGTAGAGCGATTTGTGAGCATGAAGAGCGTCATCACCATTGCCGACATCCTCACCAATGCATTGGGTATCGAGAAAGCCAAGATGGATCAGGTCGCGCAAAATCGAGCGGCTCGTATCCTGAAATCCATGCGGGATGATGAAGGAAAACCCGCCTGGGACCGGAAGCTGAAAAGGGTCAGAGGAACGTCTGATCGGATGTGGATCTATCAGCGCAAGGTGATGTGCCAAGATGCCGATCATACTGGTGACAACTGACCTCGTGTCACCACTTCGAACCGGTGACACGGATTTTGAGCAAAATTCTGTCACCACTTGTCACCAGTTTGATGATTTAGACTGGTGACAGAAAAAATCCTTACATTTCAAGCGTGTCACCACTGTCACCACTGTCACCAGTATATAGAGAGATGTTTAGGAAAGCGGGTGTTTTCTTACCATAACCAAGGTAGGGACAATAGATTCTCCTAGCTCTAAGGAAACCAGCGGTGACATTGGTGACACTGGTGACAAATCAGTACACGGATCAAGGAAACGAATATGGACAAGCGTGTAAAAGACATCACCGGAAATCGTTATGGCTGGCTAACAGTCCTGCACTTTGTTGAGCGCCCCAGGGACGCGGCTGGTCGAGATAGTTTCTGGATGTGCCAGTGCGACTGCGGAAAGCAAAAAGCAATCCGAGCGACCAATCTGAAGAGCGGCAATGTCAGGAGCTGCGGATGTGGCGAGCGCGTTCGAAGCGAAAATCCGTTTAAGGAAAGACAGTCCGTGAGGTCCGTGATCTACATCCTGCAAAAAAATCTCTCCCAACCAGTTCCAGATCACGGACTTTTCACTGACTTTCCGGGTGGGTCACGGACCTGCGCTAAAGGCGCGTCGAACCAACCTTTCAAGGAGACTGGAGCTAAGCATGGCACTGACCAAAGAGCAGTCTGACCGCATCCGAGCGTTCAACCCAAATTTGCCAAAACACCGTCGGGAAATAGAGAAAATCGTCGCCGAGGCGTTTGGTGAAACCGTTCCATTCCCGAAGTGCGCCTATCTCGACAAATACATGAAGCGCCAGCACGCTCTTTCCATTGCCGAGGGCTACGTCAAGGAGATTGCTGGCTTTGCTGAAGTGCCGGTTTCGCCTGGATATCAGCGAGAAACCGTGGAGTTTCGCGACAAAGCCTTTAAGCGCGCAGCCAACGTCAAGATTCCCTCCGGGTATCGATCCTGGGCGCATATCGGCGCATTTTGGGGGGAGATGCAGGATGAAGTTGACGCAAATGATGGAGGCTAAGCCATGTCAGCCTGGAACTTCAAGGATCGCACCCAATGCGAAATCTGTTTCAGGAAAGACAGGCTGATCCAGTCGAGTGTGCGTAAAAACGAGTACGGCGCCTGCCGGACTGGAATCCGACGGCGCCGCAAATCAACCCTCCGCACGATCATGCGGAAAGCAGAAGGAATTCTTCCCATGCGCATATCACCACAAGAGCGCTTCGAGGCCAAGCGCAAAGTTCTCGGGCCGAATGAATGCTGGCCATGGCTCGGCGGCCGGAGCGGGCAGTACGGCAAGTTCTGGGACGGCAAGCAGAATGAGGGCGCACACAGGTTCGCGTTCTTCCTGGCCAATGGCTATTTGCCCAAGGGCTGCGTTATGCATGCATGCAACAACCCGCTATGCACGGCTCCGCATCACCTCATCGACGGCGATATCCGCCGGAACACCATCCAGGCGGTCCAGGACGGATTGATCGCTACGAAGATCCCGATTGCCGAGGTTCCGGCGATTCGGACCATGAGCAGAGCTGGCGCGCGCGTTAAAGACCTCGCAGAGAAGTTTGGTGTGTCTGCGGCGCATATGAGTAAGATTATTAGTGGTAAACGGTGGGGGCATGTTCCAGATTACAATGAAATTGCTTTGGCAGCATAATAAAACTGCGCTAAAGTGACGCAGATGAGGCAAAACGTTGGATTATGTATTGTCGTATCCAGCGTTTTGTGCGTTTGATTATTTCAGCTTCTGTATTCGCGCGAGATGCGCAAGAAATCCCATAAATTGAAGAGCGCAGACAAAGCATGCATTGCGTGCTACTCATGCGCATGACTGCGGTGATGTTATGGCACGGAAAAAATTGATCATCGAATTCAAAGGTCGTAAGTTGACTCTTCGCGAATGGTCTGAGAAGACTGGCATTCCGCGCGACACGATCTACCAGCGCATCAACCGGCTTGGCTGGTCGGTCGAGAGAGCGCTCATGTCGGAAAAGCGCGTCTATGTGCGGAGCAACAAACCCGTGACGCTCGCCAAGGCGGCCTAGCGCAACGGAGCACATGATGAAACGACAGGATTTGATCAATGTCGTTGAGAATCAACTCGAAGAAATCGGGTTCACTCGCGGTTCTTGGCTTTGGCAGCCCCGCTCTTCTCAGCTCATCCTGATCATTGGACAGACACTAAAGTCTATCACGCTCAAGACCAACATGACCAAGCGCGCGCTCATCTTCGAGATGGGCCGGATCGCTGGACTGGCGGAAGCCGCTGGCATCATCGCCAGCCCGGCTCCGAACGGACACGCGAAGAAGGGCAATGGTGTTTGGCACGGTGCCGACTTCGCAGGGATGCCCGCATAGGGCTCAATCGGGGGAGAGGCTTAAGGTTTACTGAGGCATCGACTTGGCAGTGGCGTTTCGAAAACCAGCCTCTTCCCCAAACTTATTCAACCACATGGGATCGAAACCATGACTGAGAAACTAACGTCTGATCGCCTGAAAGAGTTGCTGGACTATGATCCGGCGACTGGCGTCTTTATTTGGCGCGCCAGACCCGCGAATTCCAGAATGGAGAAGGTTTGGAACGGCAGGCACGCAGGAAAGGTGGCTGGATCGCTCCGCCTGCTCAGCAAGTCCCATAAGACAAAATATCGGGTAATCGCCATCGACAGCAAGCCCTACCTGGGTCACAGGTTAGCGTGGCTGTACGTTTATGGCGAGTGGCCGACGCATGAAGTCGATCATCGAGATCTGGATGGCGGCAACAACTCAATCAAGAACTTGCGCCCAGCCACTCGCGGGCAGAATGCTGCCAACAGGGGCGTTCACAAAAACAACACCTCCGGCTTCAAGGGGATATACCAGAACAAGAAGGGCGGTCGGTGGGTAGCCCAGCGCAACGGTTATATTGGTAGCTTCGACGCGCCAGAGGCCGCTCACGCAGCTTACATGCAAACTCTCTCGTCAGATCACCCTGAATTTGCGAGGGCGTCATGACGGAAAATGAGATCACGATCAAAGCCTTCTGCGACCAGTTCGACCCGCCCCTGGCATATATGCATACCCAGCGCGTTGGCAATGTGCCGATCCCGGATGCATGGACGACCAGCTTCTGGAGTCAGGACAAGGGCGTCGGCATTACCGTGATCGCCCATAGCGGCTTGATCTATTCCTACGTTGAATCCAATGGAAAGGCAGACTTGGCCGAATATCACGGCGAGTTCCTGGCCCGCGTCTTCAAGGGGCTGTCCGATGCCCCGCGCTGAGAAACCCGCCAAGAAGGCGAAGGTTGCCAAGAAGATCGGCACCAAGGCGGAGAGCACAGGGACGGCCAAGCCTCGTCGCGCATCTCCCAAGATAGCCAATGCCGAGGACCGGGCCAAGATCAAGGCCGATCATGCCGCCAAGCAGCAGGAGAATGCCAGCGAGCCGGTTTATGACCCGATCATCGCTCGCGTGATCCTTGAGCGCTTGGCCGATGGCGAAACGCTGAATGAGATTTGCCGCACGCCCGGCATGCCAAAACCGTCAACCGTTCGTCGCTGGGATTTGGATGATGTCCAAGGTTTCGCGGTTCAATATGCGCGCGCGAGAATGCTCGGCTATCAGGCGATGGCCGATGATCTGACAGAGATCATGGACAATGGCCACAACGATTGGATGGCGCGCCAGATCGCTGGCATGGATGAGGATGATCCGCGCCGCGTCGCATGGCAAGTCAACGGGGAGCACGTCTCCCGCTCCCGCCTGCGCTTCGAGGGCCGTAAGTGGATTTTGTCCAAGGCGCTGCCGAAGATTTACGGCGATAAGGTCGCGCTGACCGACGCCGATGGCGGCAAGCTTGTGATCGAGTTCGCCACATGAGAATCGTCATGCCCCCCAATGGCTGGCTTCCTCGGCCCTATCAGCGCGATCTCTGGGATTATTTCAACGATCCCGTGACAAAGCGCTTCGATGGGACGGGAAAGCGCGCCATTGCGATGTGGCATCGACGCGCGGGCAAGGACGAGATCGCCCTGAACATGGTCGGCAAGGCCAGCGTGACCCGCCCGGCCACCTATTGGCACATGCTGCCTCAGGCCGAGCAAGCCCGGAAAGCCATCTGGACCGCGATCAACCCGCATTCTGGCCGTCGCCGGATTGACGAAGCCTTCCCCATGGAATGGCGCGAGAACACTCAGGAAAACGAGATGTTCATCCGCTTCAAATGGGGTGCGACATGGCAGGTGGTCGGCTCGGACAATTATCAGAACCTCGTCGGCACGCCGCCCGCCGGGATCGTGCTGTCCGAATGGTCGAAGGCTCATCCCGGCGCTTGGGCATACCTCGCGCCGATTTTGGTTGAGAACAAGGGCTGGGCGCTGGCAATCACCACGCCCGAGGGCCGCAACCATGCCCATTCGATGTTCGAAACATGGCGGAAAACGCCTGGATATTTCGGCCAGATCCTCACCATCGAGGACACCATCCGCATTTGCGCCAAGCATGGCATCGCGCCGCCGGTGACGCTGGCCGACGTGGAGATTCAGCGCAAGGAATATCACGACCTGTTCGGGGTTGAGGCTGGCGACGCCCTGATCGAGCAGGAATGGTATTGCAGCTTCGCCGCCGCGATCCTCGGGGCCTATTTCGGCAAGCCGGTGGCGCGCGCCGAGAATGAGGGCCGCATCTGCGACCTCGACATCGTGCAGGGCTATCCCATTAACACTGCATGGGATATCGGCGTCGATGACCCGATGGCGATCTGGGTGTTTCAGGTCGGGCCGGGCTGGCTGCACATCATCGACTATATCGAGGGCTCCAACGAGGGCTTCGACTATTATGCCGACTGGCTCAATCAGCGCGGCTATGTCGGTGGCGCGGATTACGTCCCGCATGACGCCAAGCAGCGCGAGCCCGGCGCAGCAGGGGCCAGAACCCGCATCCAGACGCTGTTTGCCCTGAAGCGCAATCCCGTGCTGGTGCCCGATCACAAGCCCATGGATCGCATCAACGCGGGCCGCCGTCTGATTTCCTCGCCGAACACCTATTTCGACGCGACCCGCTGCGCTGTCGGCCTCGACATGCTGCGCGCCCATCGGCAAGAATACGATCAGAAAAACCGCACCTTCAGGAAGACGGCCAAGCACGATTTTTCCAGTCATGGGGCCGATGCCTGGGGCCATCTCGCCGTTGCTGTAGAATATCCCAAGATCGGCACGAAGCAAGAGCAGCAGACGCGCGTCGAGCCGAAGCCGCTCACTGTCAACGATCTTCTCCGACACTCTAAGCCGGAAAGGACTTGGTTGTAATCATGGCCAACACATCCAGCCTGTACGCTGCCAAGCCTGCATCTGGCGAGGGCGGCGACGAGAATCAGCCCAAGGTGGACATACAGGTTCGCCGATATTGGCGCGAGATCGAGCGCTATAATCGCGCGGTCGGCGATTGGTACGAGGAGGGCGAGAACATCGAGAAGGTTTACCTCGATGAAGCCAGCCCGTCCCGGTCATCGCGGCGATTTGCCTTGCTCTGGGCTAACACAGAAACCTTGAAACCGGCGGTCTACACCAAGACGCCCTCCATCTTGTGCTCGCGCCGCTATCGCGACCGCGATCCCGTCGCCCGCACCGCTGCCGAACTGATGGAGCGCGCCACCAACACCACGCTGGAGCTTTATGGCGTGGACGAGGTGTTCCGCATGGTGCGTGACGACCGTCTGCTTCCGGGGCGCGGCACGGCCTGGGTGCGCTATGAGGCAGTGATCGACCAGATAGAGGAGACCGTCATGGTCTTCGACGCCGAGCAGGGCATCGAGATCGAGCAGACCGAGATGCGCGAGAAGCTGCGCTCGGAAAAGGTTTGCGTGGATTATGTCCACTGGCAGGATTTCGGTCACAACATCGCCCGCACATGGTCCGATGTCACGATCGTCTGGCGCTGTGTCTACAAGACCCATGAGGAATGCGTCGAGCGGTTCGGTGCCGAGAAGGCATCGCGCCTGAGCTATAACGCCAAGCTGCCGTTCGGCGAGGCCGCCAATGGCCAGGGCGACGACAACCATGTCAAGATCTTTGAAGTCTGGGATCGTGCTCGCGGGATGGTGTCCTGGCTGGCGGAAGGTGCCGACTATTTCCTGGAGTCCGGCGAGCCGCCGATCAATTTTAGCAACTTCTTCCCCTGCCCCGAGCCGTGCTATGCGACCAAGACCAGCAAGACGCTGATTCCCAAGCCCGATTATGTCTATTATCGCGATCAGGCCAAGGAAATCAACGATCTCACCGACAAGATTGGCCGTCTGACCCAGTGGCTGATCGTCAAGGGCTTCATCCCTGGCGGCCCGAGCAGCATCTCCGACCCGCTGGAGGAGGCGCTGCGTGACAAGGGCAACACCGAGCTGTTCGTGCAGGTGGACAGCTTCAACGAATGGACCGAGCGCGGCGGCGCGGGCAAGCTCATCGACTGGCTGCCGATCCAGAACGTGGTGCAGGCGCTCCAGGCCGCCATTCAGGCCCGCGCCCAACTGATCCAGGACGTTTTCCAGATCACCGGCATCGCCGACGTGATCCGTGGCCAGTCCGACCCGAACGAGACCGCGACGGCGGTGGACATTCGCGCCCAGACCGGCACGCGCCGCCTGCGCAACACCAAAGATGACCTGGCTCGCTTTTGCCGCGACATAGCCCGGTTGACGGCGGAGGTCATTGCCGAGAACTTCTCGCCGCAGTCCCTCTCGGAAATCACCGGCTATAAATATGTCCCGGCCCAGGCCGAGATGGTGCCCGGAAATATGGCCAACATCGCCATGTTTCCCGGCGCGCAGATGCCGATGGTGCCGCAAATGCGCCAGATGCCCCAGATGCCCGGCGCTCCGATGATGGGCATGCCCAGCCAGATGCCGGTGATGGGCCACAATGGCGGCCCCGATATGGCCGAGGAGAACGAGCCCGGCCTTACCTTCGATGATCGCGTCGTCGAGCTGCTTCGCAATGACAGGCTGCGCTCCTTCCGCGTCGATGTCGAAACCGATAGCACGCTTCAGGCCGACGAGAATGCCGAAAAGTCTGCCGCTAACGAATACATCACGGCCATGGTCGGCGCGTTGAAGGTTGCAGCCGAGGTGGTGCAGACCGCTCCCGCCTTTACCGACACCATCGGCGAACTGATGATGATGGGCGCGCGTCGTCATCGCGTTGGCCGCAGCATGGAAGAGACGATCGAGCGCAATTTCGCGACGATGGCTCGGCAGGCTGAGCAGGCCCGCAGTCAGCCCAAGCCGGAAGATCCGGTCATTCAGGTCGCCAAGGTGCAGGTGCAGGGCGAGATTGAGAAGAACCGCACCAACGCCGCGCTGAAGGCCCGCGAACTCCAGCAGGACGCCCAACTCGAAATCCGCAAACAAAACCTTGACGCGAGTCTCGAAATACGCGATCAAGACATCGACGCCACTGCCAAGGCGAGAGATGCAGCATCCCGGATGATGGGACGCATCTCACGACCGGACATGGCAACACGGATGGCGTCAAATCCCAACATCGCCGCGAATTCCATTCCGACACCCATTCGGGGCGTCGTCTAATGGCGCGCGGTCGTTATCTTTGGGACGACGAGGTGCAAACTTGGCGGCCAGCGCATGAGGTGCTGGCCAAACGCCGCGCGTCTCGCCCCGACAATTCCTCCCCGCTCGCCTTCCCAGCGGTCATCGGCGCAATGCCGGAGACGCGATCCCCCATCGACGGTCGCATCTACAGCGACAAGGCCAGCTATTACCGGCATGTCGAGCGCAATAACTGCGCCATCGTCGGCTTCGAGAAAAACTGGGAGGAGCAAGTCAAAAAGCCCCTCTATGACGAGCGCGCCCATGAGGCCGATGTCGTCGCCGACGTGAAGAAATCCATCGAAACACTGAAAAGCGGAACAGCGGAGCCGATCAACCATGCCTCCTGAGATCGAAATCAGCGGCGAAGACGAACTCTTCAACGACACTATGGCGGCTTTCCGCGAGGTGGAGAGCAAAAACGATGCTCCCGCGGATGCCGGACGCCGCCAGGAGCCCCAGGCCAAGACCGGGGAAGACCGCAGTGGCGCGGATGCCGGGCGGCGCGGTCCCGCCAAGGATGAGCGAGGCCGTTTTGCTCCCAAGGCCGCCAGAGCCTCAGAGAAGCCCGCACAGGCCGGTTTATCCGAGGAGCCGTCAGCGGGCGCGGAAGACGATAACGACGCTGAGGAGCCACAGGAAGGCGCTGAGCAGGCCGAGAAGCCCGTCCAGACCGCTGGCGGGCCTCCGCCAAGCTGGTCGGTGAAGGCAAAGGCCGCTTGGGATGATCTTCCCGCCGATGTCCGCGCCGATATCGCCAAGCGCGAGGGCGAGGTGGCACAGGGCCTGTCGGCGCTGCGCGATTACAAGGATCTCAAGCCCTACGCCGAAATGGCGACCAAGCACGGCACCACGCTGAAGAAGGCGCTCGACAGCTATGTTGGCATCGAGAACGTGCTGAAGCAGGACATCGGCAAGGGCATGGCCATCATTGCCCAGAATTACGGCCTGGATCAGGCCAGGGCCGGTCAGCTCTTCGCCAAGCTTGCCCAGCAGTTTGGCGCTCAGGTTTCCCCTGGCGTAAATGGCAGCAATGGCGCTGCTCCCTCCAATCACGGGCATGGCGCACCCCAGCCCGGTGATCCGCTGTATAATGTCCTGAAGCCTTTCATCGATCCATTGAATCAGCAGATTACGCAGTTGAATTCCAAGCTTACCTCCCGCGAGGAGGCGGATCGAAACGCCTCACAGCAGTCCCTCGCGAAGGCCATCGATACGTTCTCATCCAAGCCGGAAAATCGGTTTTATCCAGATCTGGAGGAGACGATCACTCGCCTCTTCGAGACCGGGATGGTGCCGCTCACCGGCAACCACGAGGGCGATCTCAGGGCTGCATACGACATCGCCGCGCAGATGGTGCCCGAAGTTCGGGAGGCGCTCATCGAACAGCGACTCCGGGGAAGTAAGGACGCTGAACGGAGACAAGAGCAAGAGGCTGCCGATAAGGCTCGGAAGGCTTCACGCTCACTCACCGGCTCACGCGTGCCCGGAACGGTTACTAAGACCGAACCCGGCATCAAGAAGAGCTATGACGATGACCTTGCTGCGGACGTAATGGCGGCTATGCGCCTCCATCAGCAGCATTAATAGGAGAACGCCCAAATGGCGGGCAATCCTGATTTTGACGATATCGTCACCACGACCCTGCGGAATCGCTCGGGCAAGGTGGCGGACAATGCGACCGTCACCACGGCCTTTCTGGACCGTATGCGGCGCAAGGGCAAGGTGAAGCCTGCCGATAGCGGGCGTAGCATTGTCCAGGAGCTTGAGATCGGCCTCAACCCCAATGGCGGGTGGTATGCTGGCCTCGACACCCTGAACACCAACCTGTTCGAGCCCCTGTCGGCTGCCGAATATGACTGGAAACAGGCTTATGTGCCTGCGGTCTGGTCCGGCCTCGACAAGCTGCGCAACCAGGGCGAGATGGCCACGGTCAACCTCGTCATGGCCCGCGTGAAGAACGCCGAGAAGTCCCTCGTGGATCTCGTCGCCCAGGCTGCTTATTCCGATGGCACGTCCTTCGGCGGCAAGCAGATGCACGGCCTCGGCCTGTTCGTTGTGACCAACCCGGCCACCGGCTCGGTTGGCGGCATCGATCGCGCGTCGAATACCTTCTGGCGCAACCAGACGGCCACTGTCACCTTGACGACCGGCATCAACATCGCCGCGACCAATCCGTCAAACTACATGGCGGCCCTGAACTCGCTGTCGATCGCCTGCACGCGCGGTGCCGACCGTCCTGACCTCTATGTCGCGGACGCTTTGCACTATAACGCCTATCTGTCCTCGCTTCAGGGCATCCAGCGCATCTCCAACAACGAGATGGCAGCAGCGGGCTTTACAAACCTGAAGTATTTCGGCGTCGGCGGCGACGCGGACTTCGTGCTCGATAACGGCTATTGCCCGACTAGCACGACCTTCGCGCTCAATACCGACTATCTCTATCTCCGGCCTCACCCCGACCGCGACTTCGTTCCGTTCGGCGGAGATCGTATCCCCGACAACCAGGATGGCACCGTCCGCTTCATCGGCTTCACAGGCAATCTGTGCATGTCCAATGCTGCGCGGCAGGGCCGCCTGTTCCAGAACTAAGGGAGGGCTGGATATGTTCATTATCGGTGCAAATCCTTACGGCGGCCTTTTCACCAAGGCTCAGTTTCGGCAGGGCAAGGGGCACAACGTTGGAACGCGCGCTTCCATCGTCGGCTCCGATGGGCAGACGAAGGAATACGTCGCCATCAAGCTCGGCGCGGCGACGTGGCTGAACGGCACGGCCATCATCATCGATGGCGCTGCCGCTCCCGGCAGTGTCGTGACGACCGCATCCGGCCTTCCGGCTGCGTCCCAGCATGCCCGCGTCGGCATTCTGTGCTTCGCCAGCGCAACGGCGACGCAGACCATGGCCGGTACGGCATTCGGTTGGGCTCAGATCTACGGTGAGGCGGTGGCATTCGTGTCCGCGTCTGTCTCTACCCCTGGCCTCCAGCTTGCCTGCGGTGCCAGCGGTCAGCTTATCGCTGCCGTGGCTCAGGTTTCCGCTTCTGCTCAGCTCGTCGGCATCTCGCTGGCGACCGCGACGGCAGCGGCTGGTGGCCTGACCAAGGTGTTCTTGCAGTATCCGCGCTTTGCGGGCCTGCCTGACGCCAATCTGGCTTAAGGCGCATAAACCGGGCGGCTCAGAAACGGGCCGCCCTTCCTCCAACTGGGAAAGAGAGACAGCAGATTATGGCTCTAAGCACCCGCAGTCTTTGGATCGGTTTCGATCCGCGTGAGGCAGCAGCCTATGCTGTTGCTCGCGAAAGCGCCCTGCGCAATATGCCCCGTCATTATGGCCTGCATGGCATCGTCCTCGACGAGATGCGCGACAAGGGGCTTTATACCCGCCCGACAAGCCGGAAATCCGGCAGGCTCTTCGACGACATTTCCGAAGCGCCGATGTCCACCGAATTTGCGATCAGCCGCTTCCTGACGCCGATCCTGGCGAAGCAGGAAGGGCTGGCGATGTTCACCGACGCCGACATGCTGTTCCGCTCCAGTCTGGTGCCGCTTTTCGACTATTGTGCGGCGAACCCGGAAAAGGCCGTGCATTGCGTCAAGCACAACTTCAACCCGCCCGAGGGCGAGAAGATGGACGGCCAAGCCCAGCTTCGCTATGCGCGCAAGAACTGGTCCAGCGTCATGGTCTTCAACGCCGAGCACCCCTCCAACCGCAAGCTGGACGTGGACCTCATCAACGAGGTTCCCGGTCGCGACCTGCACGCCTTCTGCTGGCTGAAGGACGACGAGATCGGCACGCTCCCGGCGGAATGGAATTATCTCGTCGGCCACACCCAGATCGATGAAAGCCCGAGGATCGTCCACTTCACGGACGGCATTCCGACCATGCCCGGCTATGAGGATGCCGAATTCGCCGCCGAATGGCGCGCAAATCTGCTCGGGTGGGCACGCTGATGCTCATTTCCGAGGACTATCGCGGTCTGAACCGCCAGCTTCACGCCGAAAACCCGACTTTCGGGAATGACAACTTCGGCTGGAGCAATTATGCGCTGAATCTGGCGCAAAACAACGGCTACACCGACATTCTCGACTATGGATGCGGCAAGGGGCGGCTGGGCAAGCTGCTCGGCGAGCACGGCTTGACCGTCCAGGAATATGACCCGGCGATCGAGGGTAAGGAAACGCTCCCGCAGCCCGCCGACTTCGTGGTCTGCACCGACGTGCTGGAGCATATCGAGCCCGTTCACATCAACGCCGTGCTGAAGCATCTGCGCGAACTGACCAAGAAGCGGCTGTTCCTGACGATCTTCACCGCGCCTGCTGGTAAAAACCTGCCGGATGGCCGCAATGCCCACATCCTGATCAAGGATGGTCTCTGGTGGCGCAAAAAGCTAATTGAGCACTTCCAGATTCTGCTCTGGGAAGAGCGCGGGGCCGTGATCGCCGCCGAGTTGGTGACCAAGAAGCACACCGGCTTGATCCGGCCAGTGGCGCGGCGAAATATGTCACCGCAGATGCGGGACTATCTCGGTGATATCCAGCGGCAGATCAACTCCGCCTCCGATGCTTTCGAGCAGGTCCACACGATCCGCATGTGGGAAGGGCTGGACGACGAGCCCGCCGACCTTCAGGGCGCATGCGACATCATCCAGCATTTGGACGACATCGACATCTCGCTCGGCGGTGTAGCACGGAATGCGATGAAATGCGCCTTCATCTCGGTGAGGGTTTCGGACCTGATCACGGAATGGGATTGGAAGCGCATCATCGAGAAGCGGTTCCGAATCGGCCAATGGGAGCGGACAGGGGACCATATTCTCATGGTCGGCACGCCCATGGTCACGGTCCAGGGCATCGTCGCGGTCGGTGCGGTGAATTCCGACGATCGCTGGGAACAGGTGGAAGCCGCCACGAAGCGCGTGCAGGGCCGAATTGAGGTCGCGCCCGCTGCTCATGAGCGCGTCGCCATCCTCGCCTGCTACGGGCCTTCCCTGGCCGATACGATCGAGGTTCTGAAGGAAGAGGCAGCCAAGCCGAATGTGGATGTGGTCTCCGTCTCCGGCGCGCATGACTTCCTGCTGAAGCACGGCATCGTTCCGCGCTATCACGTGGAATGTGACCCGCGCCTGCACAAGGCCGACAATATCGACAAGCCGCACCCGGATGTCGAATACCTGATCGCCTCGGTCTGCCATCCTGGCTATTTCGACAAGCTCGGCGACGCGAATGTCAAGCTCTGGCACGTCTCCACCACGGAGCATAACCGGCGGCTGATCGACAACGGCGAGAATCCCAAGCATGCCATCTCGGGAGGCGGCTCGGTCGGCCTGCGCGCCATCCCGCTGCTCTATGCCATGGGCTACCGCACCATGCACATCCACGCCATGGACTGCTCCTTCAAGAGCGATGGCGAGACGGTGCTGCAATGGGCCGGGAAGCATGCGGGCAAGAAGCAGGACGTGTGCGAGGTGCTGTGCGACGGGGTGATCTACATCTCCTCGCCGATCCTCCTGACCTATGCCACCAACTTCTTCGAGAGCATCCAGAAGGTCTCGGATCTTGATGTCAGGCTTTACGGCAAGGGCCTCTTGCAGGCCATGGCTCAATACTACCAAGGCCAGGACGTTGAATTCATGAACCGCGTTGACGCAAGTCAGGCTGCTTAATCTAAACTGCATCCGATCGAAAGGATACATGATGCAACTCTCTGATGATTTTCCGATGATGCTGGAGCGCGAAGCCGGGATGCCCGACAACTGCCCCCAGGTGGCGGTGGCATTCGGTCTTTACCCCATGCTGGACCGGAAAAAGACCGAAACCGAAGGGCGCGAGGTCTACAAGGACGTGGAATTCGTCAAGATTGCTGTGCCGGGCGACCGCAACAGCCTGTTCTTCCAGCCTGCCGAGAACACGCATCGTAAGCGGTTCCCGCGCGCCTATGAGGCGTACAAGCAGCGCGAGACCGTGCCGGTCAATGGCACCCCGATCGAGAACTGGCCGCCGGTGTCCCGCTCGGTTGCTCTGAATCTGCGCACCGCGCACATCCACACGGTTGAGGATCTGTCAGAGGTCCATGACGGGCATATCGACAAGATCTGCTCGAATGGCCGGGAATTGCGCGAGAAGGCCAAGGCATGGCTGGCAAACGCCAAGAACGGGGCCGCCGCCGTCCAGCTCGCCGCCGAGAAGCAGGCGCTTCAGGATCAGCTCGCGGCCATGCAGGCGCAAATCGTCGCGCTCAGCGGCGTCCAGAGCGGCGAAGGTGCCGACGATGCAGCCGTGGCGGCCCGCAAGCCCAGAAAGGCGTCGTGATGGACAACGAACTCGTCAACGCCAAGCAGGTCGAAGTGCAGATGCGCTTCGCCGTGGCAGCGGCCAAGGTTCTCGGCATCACCGCGCTCGATCTCGCCCAGCACGCGGACAATGAGCCGAATATGCAGATGTTGGTTGAACACAAGGCCATCATTTTCGGCAATCGCTACAACGAAAACCGGGATGATGTCGAGGCGATCCGCGAGTTTTCGCAGAAGCGCGCCGATGCCATCCGCGAGACCGGACAGTCCGAGAGCGGGACGGATGGCGCTTGGTATTCGGACCTCGATACCGTGAAGATCCCGGCTTAAGGAGCCCTAAATGTCGTTGCTGACGATCGTCCAGGAAGCCGCATCACAGCTCGGGTTGCGCCAGCCGTCCACGGTCGTCGGCTCGACCGATCTGACCGCGCAGATGCTCTATCGCTTCGCCAATCAGGCGGGCAAGGAGCTTATGCGTTACCACGATTGGCAAGCGCTGATCGTGGAGGTCACCTTCACCACGCTGGCGCAGATCGAGCAGACCGACGCGCTTGATCCCGATGACTATGATCGCATGATTTACAACGCTGAGGTCTGGAATCGGTCGCTGGACTTGCGCTATTCCGGCCCGACGCCGCAGCGCATCTGGCAACAACTCCAGACCGGCGTCTCGGGTGGCGTGACCGGCTGGTGGCGCATTCTGGGCAGTCAGATGAAGATTTACCCCGCTCCGACAGCGGGGCAGACGCTGGCCTTCGAGTATATCTCCAAGCGCTGGGCTCGGTCATCGGGTGGAACGGCCCAGGATAAGTTCCTCGCTGATGCCGACACGACGGTTCTCGATGAGGATCTGCTGATCCTCGAAATGATCTGGCGGTTCCGGGCGGCGCGCGGCTTCCCGCAATATGTTGAGGACATGGCGACATGCGAGCGCGAGAAGGAGAAGGTTGCCTCCCGTGATCGCGGCACCGGCAGAATTCGGGTTGAGGAAACGCAATCCGCAGATTGGCCGCCTCAGCCTCTTTGGTCAGGGACAATCGGGTAATGGTGAGACGCGCGATCATGGGCGCTTCGGCGCGGGGTCCAATGTATCAGGTCCGGCCTGTGCAGGGCACGGCGCGCGGCAAATCCATCCCGGCACCGGCTGGTGGATGGGATGCGGTGTCGCCCCTTGCCGCTATGCCGGAGACCAATGCGGTCACGTTGGAAAATATGTTCCCGCAGCCAGGATATGTTGAAATCCGCAAGGGGCATAAGCGGCACGGCATGCTCGGCACGGCAGCAATCGAGAGCCTTCTGCCCTATCACGGGCTTACGTCCAGTGATGATCGGCTGTTTGCGGCGTGCTCCACCGTGATTTCGAACGTCACGGCCTTTACCTCGGCGACGGCATCATCAACGGCGAGTGTTTCGCTCTCCGGCCTGACCAATGCGCGCTGGCAACACATCAATTTCAGCACGACTGGCGGCAATTTCCTTTGGGTCTGCAACGGTGCGGACACTCCGCGACATTATAACGGCACAGTCTGGGCAACGGCCTCGCTCACGGGCATCACCTCAACAGAAGTCATCAACGTCGCGGCCTATAAAGAGCGCATATGGGTGGTGCGCTCGGGGAATATCAGCCCGGCTTACCTGAATCTGGACAGCGTGCAGGGAACGGCCACGCCATTTGACCTGACCGGCGTCTTCAACAAAGGCGGCTTCCTCCAGGCTATCGGCACATGGTCGATCGATGGTGGTCAGGGGCCAGAAGATTACATCGCTTTTATCACATCGCGCGGTGAGGTCGCCATCTACACTGGCACCAATCCGGGAACCAATTTTGCACTGCGCGGCGTATACGAAATGGGTGCGCCTATCGGAAGGCGTTGCGTGCGCAAGGTTGGCGCAGATCTTGCCGTCATTTCCATCGACGGCGTGTTGCCTTTGTCTAAGGCGCTGATCACAGATCGAGCGGCGGCCAGCCTGCAATCCATCACGCGCATGATCCAGCCGGTGATGAACCAGTCCGCGCGGGACTATCAAACCAATTTCGGCTGGGAACTGATCTCTTATCCGCGAGGAACCCGCGCAATCCTGAACGTGCCCGTCCAAGAGGGCGCGAACCAGGAGCAATACGTCATGAACACCGTGACCGGCGCGTGGTGCCGATTTAAGGGTGAGCCAGCCAACTGCTGGGCGGTGTTTCAGGATCGGCTCTTCTACGGCGCGAACAACGGCATCGTGAAAGAGGCGGATTGCCAGGGCTTCGACGATGACGGGGCCATCGAGTTCGATATGATCACAGCCTTCAACTATATGGACGTGCGCGGCCGGTTAAAGCAGTTCACCCAATGTCGCGCGCTTCTGACATCTGATGGGCAGGTTCGCCCCGGTCTCGGCCTTGCCGTCGATTTCGACACCAACGCGCTTGTCGGCCCAACCAGCTTCGAGCAGTCCCCGGATTCTCTGTGGGATGTGGTGGTCTGGGACCAGGACACATGGCCAGTTGATCGCCGCGTCATTACGGATTGGACCACGGTCGAGGGCGTCGGCTACTGCGCCGCCATTCGCGTCCAGGGCTCAATTGAGGCCGAGACTGACGCGATGGAGAGCAACAGCCTGTTCCTCGCGGTGAACGGTTTCGACATTCTCTGTGTCGATGGAGCATTTATTTAGATTGACAGATGGGCTTCATGTGATATTGTCTCCTAATCTAAGGGAGGCAAGTTATGGCTAAGTGGAAATCTTTCGAAGACAGGTTTTGGGAAAATGTTAAGCGCGGCAATCCAGATGAATGTTGGATGTGGACTGGCAGCAATCAGCGGAAAGGCTACGGGTCAATTACCATGAATGGGGTGAGGCAGACAGCGCACCGGGCGTCTTACATGCAGCATCATGGCGTCATTTTGTCTTCGGATGAGGTGGTTGGCCATAGCTGCAACCGCGCAGGTTGCGTGAATCCGGCCCATCTCTATCTGACGACGAATGCTGGCAATGTGAAAGACGCTTTTCGCGACGGATTGCATCCCAAACAGAGGACTTGCCGAGGCGAAAGTCATCAGCACAGCCGCTTGCGGGAGGGTCAGGTGATCGACATCAAGAAGAAGCTGTCCTCAGGCGGTAGGTTGACCATTATTGCTCGTGAATATTCGGTCAACGCCAACACCATTCGCAATATCCGCGACGGAAAGTCGTGGCGCGGGGTAATGCCGTGATGCGCCCAGCCGCCAGCGTCGAGGAGCGTGCCGTTTTGCTCACCTATATCGCGGGCAAGGTCGGCGTCATGCCTGCCAATCTGATCGGCACGCTGCCTTTCCAAGTCGCCAGCGTCATCCGCAACGGTCGCCCCATGGGCGCGGTGCTTTACACCAATTTCCGGCAATATTCCGTCGAAATGATCGTGGCTGGCGAACCCGGCTGGATCACTCGGGCCGGTATCCGCGCCGCTTTTCATTATCCCTTCGAGGTTCTTGGCGTGTGGACGGTGCTGGCGATGGCCGCGCGCACCAACATGGCATCCCGCGAGCTTCAGAAGCGGATCGGCTTCACCGAACAAGGCGTGATCCCGATGAGCCGGGTGAAATCCGAGGACATGATCCTTTACAGCATGACGCGGGATCGCTGCCGCTGGCTGCCGCAGCCTGACCAGAATCTTCAGGAGGCCGCATGATCACGATCGCCACCTCCGCCGCCGAGCGCATGACGCTGCTAGCCTATATGGCCAGCAAGATCGGCATTACGCCGCATCAACTGGTGGGCGCGCTACCATTCGACATTGCTGCCGTCCACCGCCAAGGAAAGCCGATTGGCGCGGTGCTCTACCAAAACAAGCGCCGACATAGCGTCGAAATGGCCTGGGCCGGTGAGCCCGGATGGTTAACACCCGGAGATGTCCGCCGCATGTTTTATTATCCATTCAATCAACTTAACGTTTTGACTGTTATGGGGACAATTCGCGAAGACAACATTGCTTCGCGGGCGCTGGCTGAGGACTTAGGTGGCGAGCTAATTGGGATCGTGCCGCACACCTATGGCGAAGGTCAGAACGGGGCGCTGTATTGCATGACGCGAGATCGCTGCCGATGGCTTCGCCCAAATGCCGACGTAACTTTAACCGCTGCTGGATGAGGTAAAAACGATGAGCGGCCTTTTTGGCGGTAATGACACGCCTGCGCCAGCGCCGGTAGATCCGGTTGCCTTGGCGAATGCCCAGGCGGCAGCCAATGTGAAAACTGCCCAGGAGCAGGCCCGCCTTGCAAAAGAGACAGCGGCGGAGCAAGCGCGTCTTGCCATGACGGGGCAGGTTACGCCCTATGGCAGCCTGCAATATGTCGAAGATCCGACTAGCCCGTCTGGTTATCGGGCCATCACCCAACTCACGCCTGAGCAGCAGGCTCTCCTTGGGCAGGGGCAAGATCTACAGGCGCAATATGGCAATCTTGCGGGCACCCAGCTCGGGCGCGTCGAAGATGTCATGTCCACGCCGTTTGACCTGAATGCGGCGCGCGCAAGCGAGATCACCGACATTCAGCAGCGTTTTCTGACCCCGCAGTGGGATCAGCGCAAGGAGGATATGGAGGCCGATCTGCTCAATCGCGGCATCAGGCCCGGCTCCGAGGCTTACGAGAATATGACGCGGCAGTTCAGCCAAAGCCGCGATGACTCTTACGACAAGATGTTCCTCGACGCCTGGCAGATGGCTAATCAGGCGGCCTTGACCGAGCGCAACTTGCCGATCTCGGACTTGAATGCGCTCGGCATTGGCGCTTTCCCTCAGGGCGTGCAGGCTCCAGGCTTCACCAATACGCCGACGCCCGGCGTGCAGGCTCCAGGCGTGGCTCCGACCGACCTCATCACCCCGACGATGCAGGCATATACGTCACAGCTAAACGCTTATAACAGCCAGCAAAATTCCACAATGGGCGGCTTGTTCGGACTTGGCTCCTCGCTGTTGGGTGGCTGGGCGCAAGCTGGGTTTCCGGCGCTTGCGCTCTCTGACCGCCGCCTGAAGACCGATGTCAAAAAGATCGGCGACGATCCGCGTGGATGGGGCGTCTATCTGTTCACCTATCTGATGGACGGCATGAAGGAGATTGGCACCCAGATCGGCTTTATGGCGGATGAGGTGGAGAAGAAGCGGCCCGACGTGGTGATCACGGACGAGCGCACTGGTTTCAAGGCCGTGGATTACGGCGCGTTGGCGATGGCATAGGGGGGGCGATATGGCTCTTGGCGATAGCATTGAAGTCGATAGCGGTTCCTACAGCCCGGAATCTCTGAAACTCCGCCGCAGGTTGGCCGAGACCATGCTGCAACAGGGCTCCGACACAAGTCCGATTGTGTCGCCTTGGCAGGGTGTGGCTCGCATTGTTCAGGCGATGATGGGCGGATATCAGCTCGGAGAGCTGGAGCGCAAAGAGAAGGAAGGACAGGACGCCAGCACAAAGGCGCTAGTGGGGCTTCTCGGCCCCGTTGGCGGTGCGGGAGAAGGCGAGGCTTCACCTGTCCTTCCCGCGCTTGTGCCGCCCCAGACGCCCGCGCAGCCGCGCTCCGTTCAGAACGAGGACGGCACCACCAGCACGTTCATTGGCGAGGTTGGCCCGTCTGCCGGGCCATCTGCATCGATCGCGCCCTATGCCCGCGCAATTGCTGGCATCGAGACGCCTGGATCAAAGAACCCATATGGCGAACTTGGCCCAGTGGTGAAGTCCGGCGACCGGGCTTACGGCAAATATCAGGTCATGGGCGAGAACGTGCCTGTCTGGACGAAGGAAATCCTCGGCAAGGAGATGACGCCGCAGCAGTTCCTGGCGAGCCCCGAGGCGCAGGAGCTGGTGTTCGCCGCCAAATTCGGCAGTTATGTGCAGAAATATGGTTCTCCCGAGGCCGCTGCGTCCGTGTGGTTCACCGGGCGGCCATCCGCGCCGAATGCCCGCGCGCGCAATCCCGATGGTTCTCCGCTCGGCATCACTGGCCAGGAATATGTCGAAAAGTTCAGTGCTGGCTTGAACGGCGCGCCCGCTCCGCAGGCTTCAGCTCAGCCCATGCCGCCGGTGCGGGTTGCCCAGGCTGGCGGTGGAATGCCGCAAATGCCCGCACAGCAGCCCGCCGCCGCCCCGCAACTGCCGCCACAGGTGACGCCGGAGATCAAGGCGCGCATCTCAGCGCTGCTCGCCAATCCCGCGACCAAGCAGCTCGGCATGGCGATGCTCCAGCAATATGTGGTGCCGCCCAAGCCGATGACGCCAATGGAGCAGGCCGACCTCGCCAATAAGCAGGCGACGCTGACAAAGACCCAGGCCGATATCGTCAAGACCCAGGCCGAGACGGACAAGGCCAGGAGCGAGATGCCCAAGGGACCGGATGAGGTCGCCAAGCAGTTTGCGGGCGGCATCGAGCAGCTTCGCCGCTTCCCGGTCGAGTTCGGCACCGAGGCTTTCGAGCGCGCGCAGGGACCGTGGTCGGCATCGTCTGCTCAGGATAGCGACCCGCAGGGCGGCTTGTGGGGCACTGGCGCTTCGGTCAACAGCCTCGGCCAGATGGTGGCGCGTGGCGTCGGCGAGGCCAAGGCGGCGATCTATGGTGGCGCAGCTCCGACCGAGGTGCGGGATCGCGTCGAGACGGCGATGAAGAACCTCGCCGCCGTGATGAAGCCGATGATCCGCAAGCCGGGCGAGGGCGCATGGTCTGACAAGGATCAAGCCAACCTCGAAGCTCAGATCGGCCAGCTCTCCCGTGTCAGGGATGTCGGTGAATACCGCCGCCGCCTCAACGACATCGAGGAGAACATGCAGAAGATCTTCCAAGTGCCGGTCAAGTCGTCCGACACGATCATCAGAAGCGACAACGCGCCGCTGACCGCCGAAGAGGTAGTCACGCCAGCCGAGCGCGCGATGGAGACTGCTGGCAATGCGTTCAACGCGGTGCCGACTGACGCGCAGATCCTTGAATGGTTGGACAAGAACGTCATGGACAAGCTTCGGAGCAAGGGCGGGAAGCCTCTGACGCCGGAAGAGAAGCAGGAAATGATGATCCGCGCAATGCAGGCAGGAGGATATTGAGATGGCTTTCTTCGGATTGGGTGGCGGCGGACTGACGAACAAGGGTGCATCCCGAGAGATGCCGTCCATGGATCGGGATCGTGGCGACAGGTGGCGGAACCGGCAGCAACCACAGGCTCCGGCAACTCCTGATCAGGGCTTTTACCAGCCCGTTGATCAAGCCGGGAAAGCCGCGCTGTTGCAGGCAATGATCGCACGCTCGCGTGCGGGATACGGGGCATAATCGATGACGACCTTCTCCGTCCCCAACACGTTCACGCCACTGACGACGATCTCGTCGTCACAGATGAACGCAAACTTCACGGCGATCGCCACCGCGTTCGGCCTGTCGCTCGGAATCGACGCGGCGGAGACGCTGACAGGGGCGCTGAAGGCTTCCGATGGTGCCGCCGCCGCACCGAGCTTGACCTTCGGCTCCGACACAAACACGGGCCTTTATAAGAAGGCATCCGACAGCCTTGGTTTTGCTGTCGGCGGCGTAGAGCACGGATATATCGACAGTTCCGGCAACTGGTTTATTCCAACAGGTGTACTGACGCTTACCAATACTGGCTTGCATCTGCTCGACACCAACGCCAGCCACGACCTAATTATCAAGCCTGGGTCAAACCTGACTGCCGATAAGACGTTAACAATCACCACCGGGGACGCGGACAGAACATTGACGCTCTCAGGTGATGCAACATTGACCGGAGCCCCGATCGATCAGGGACTGCACACCATCGTTGTTCCGGCTGGCGCGATGATCACCGCGACGACTAGCGGGGCGACATCGGCATCGCTGGAGTCTTCAACCAACGACGTGAATTATAAGGTTTTTGACTTCGACGCCACGTCTGACGAGCATGTGCATTTCAACATCGCCATGCCAAAATCCTGGAATGAGGGCAGCATCACTTTCCGGGTGTTCTGGTCCACCACTGCGACCGATACGGATGGCGTCGCTTGGGGGTTGCAGGCGGTGGCGGTCTCCGACAATGAAGTGATCGACGCCTCATGGGGGACGCCAGTAGTGGTGACTGACGATGCCCAGAGCGGGGCTGGCGAAATGCTTGTGACCGCTGTCAGCTCGGCGGTCACGGTCGGCGGAACGCCCGCAGAGGGCGATCTGGTGTTCTTCCGGTTTTTCCGCGACGTGTCAGATGCGAATGACGACATGACCGAGGACGCCCGTCTGATCGCGGTGCAGCTCTTTTTCACCATCAACGCAGCAACGGATGCTTGATCATGGCCAAATATGCACTCATCCGCGCCGGGCAAATCGTCGGCTATCGCGAACTGGAAAATCCAAAAGAGATTGCGCACAAGATCGACAAGCGCGGCGATGGCGGCCCGTTCATCCGTCTCGTTGTCGATCCGGGGAAGCCGGATTTCAATCCCGCCATTGAAAGCGTCACCAAGGAAACGGTGGTCAAGGAAAAGACGGTCGAAGTCATCTATACGGTGGTGCCGCGCGATCTTGATGCGGTTAAGAGCGAGCTGATTGCCAGCATTGACAAAAAAGCCGAGCGCGAGCGGCTTGCGCATATTACGCCGGGTGCAGGGCAGGCGCTTGAATATGCCTACGCGGCCAACGAAGCCCGCGCTTTTCAGTCCGACCCAAATGGCGATTTCCCCCTGCTTCAGGCTAGCGTCGATGCCGGTGAGGCCAAGTCAATCACCGAAGCCGCCGATCTTGTGCTCGCCAGAAACGCCGCATGGACAAAGATGGGCGCGGATATCCGCAGGCGGCGGCTTGCTGGCAAGCGCGGCGTGAATGGGGCTACCGATGTGCGTTTGGCCTATGACGCTTATGTCGCGCATGGCTGGGGAGGCTGATCATGCTTCAGGCTAATCACCTTATAGGCTTTGGGGTCGGAGGCGGATTTTCTCAGTTAAGTTTTTCATTTTCAGACACATCGCCAGATTCTGGAATAACAACTCCGAATCCTGGTGATTTAATGGTGGTATTTGGCATTGACGCTCCAGATGGATTCACGGTTCTGATAGGATCAAACCCAAATATATCATATAAAATATCAGACGGAACGGAAACATCTCTTTCCTCCCCAGGGATTTTGATAGTATTTTCCGGAAATGAATCAATATCTACTGTGGTGGATAATGACGGAGATTCCGAGGAAACTGAAGGAAATCCTGCGCCTCAAACCGTAACGTCGGGTTCTGGGGTTCCTCCCCTTCTGGTTTTGGGCGCATACTTTACAGATGGCGGAGCAGTAAACCCAAGATCTTTTTCTCCAGCGAAAGATGGAGAAGTAAACGCATCACTTTCTGGCGCTGATGCATGGCTAGCTTATAAAATATATAATGCGTCTCCTGATGATGTAACTGTGGACATGGACGACGAAGGTTCGGGAAATCGGCTGTTCTCTATTTATTTGGAATTGTCTTGATGACCATAGAAGCCAATGTCTGGAACAAGAACAACAGCTCCTGGCGCGAACTAACCGATAGCGCGACGGTCAGCGTGGATGTGGCCACGTCCGAAGAGACCAAATTCAATGTGGTCGCGGGCAGCATCGGGGCCACGCAACTCGCCAATGGGGCAGTGACGACAGATAAGATCGCTGATGGGGCTGTGACCCTGGCGAAACTGAACGCAGCGGTGCTGGCAAGCTTTATGACCAGGGGCAGAGCTCACGCCATGATGGCGCGCGCCGACATGAATTAAGGATGCATCATGGCCGCGAATACAGCGCCGATTTATACCAGAACGGCTGATATCCAGTGGATCACCGCCATCACGGCGGCCAACACCACGCTGGATATCACCAGCGGCACGTCTTACCTCGTCTTCACGGCGGATGCAACCGAGGGCGGCTTCGTCCGTGAGGTGCGCATCAAGGCGAGCCCGGCGAACAATACGGCGGCGACCGTGGCGCGCATCTGGTTGAACAACGGTTCCACCACTGGCACAGCGGCGAATTCGGCGCTGATCACCGAGGTGACGATTCCGGCGACGACCGCCTCGAATAGCGCGGCGCTGCCCGACATCATCGTGCCGATCAATATGGCCCTGCCTGCTGGATACAGGATTTACCTGACGCTCGGCACGGCTCCAGGCGGCTCAGGCCAGTTCACCGCGACGGCGATCGGCGGGAAATACTGATGTCGCTGGATGCCTTTCATCTCCCCGGAGGATTTCCTAATTCGGACGACGTGCGGTTCTTTCATCCGAACCAGCCGACTGGCGCGACTTCATCATGGCAGGTCTGGAGCAAGCCGCGCGGGAAGCAGCAACTCACCATCCTCGGCCTCAGCGGCGGTGCTGGAGGCGGCGGCGGGCGAGGCGCTACAGCGGGTACAGCCAAAGGAGGCGGGGCTGGCGGCGGATCATCAGGGATCACGCGCGTCACCTATCCGATGTGGGTCATTCCAGACAACCTTTATATCCTCGTCGGACAAGGTGGTCCTGGCGGCGCGGGCGGATCGTCTGCAAACGGCACCATCGGCACGGCAGGCCAGCTTTCTTATGTGGCGCTTCACCCCGATGTTGCAGCCAACAATCTGTTCATGATCTCCGGCGCGGCGGCTCCAGCGGGCGGCACTGGCGGCACGACCACAACGGCGGCAGGCGGTGCGGCTGGGACCATTGCCACGCTCGCGGGGATGCCGTTCTCCTGCTGGGCGATCAGTGCGCAGTTTATCGCTGGCGTCGCGGGAACGGCTGCTGGGTCTGGCGCTGGCAACAATGCTGGGACAGATCTTGCGGTTGGAACGGCCTGCATGATCCTCGGCGGCACTGGGGGCGGGGCATCCCTTGCGGGGCAGGCGGCAGGTGGGGCAATTACGGCAGTCGCCAATACGCCATTCACGGCCAATCCGGGCGGAACGGCAGGTGCAGGCCCCGGCAGCAATGGATTTCAGTTCGGACAGTTTCCGCTGATCTACGGCGGCACTGGCGGAGGATCGTCGAATGGTGCCACAGGTGGCGCTGGCGGGTCTTGCGGCGCAAATGCGCCTGGAGCCGGTGGTGGCGGCGGTGGTGGCGGAGCAACAGTCGGTGGCCGGGGTGGTAATGGCGGCCCGGGCCTTGTGATTATGATTGCATGGTAAACCAGGGGCCTGCCAAGCGCTACGAACGCCTGACAGGCCAGCCGCTTCTCCGAAAAGCGCCGGAGAAATGGCCAAGCCCAACTTATAGCCGGACGACAGAAAGGCCAAGGGAACGATGCCCGCGCTAGAAAGTTTGCCAAATGGCAGATACACCAACGGACTACACGTTGATGAAGCTCGACAAGATCGAGGATCTGGTGCGGGACGTGAAGCTCATCTTGCTGGCCCAGCCCTCGTCGCTTCCGGCGGCGGCTCCAGCAACGGTGGCGGGGATCGTCTCTTCACGGCTGGAGAAGTGGATCTTCTCCTTGAAGCCGCTCGGCGTCATAGTGGCGGTGGCGGGGCGACAGACGGTCAACACCATGGTGATCATCTACATGGCGCGCGGCGGTTCGCTTGGGCCAATGGAGCCCTACATCAAATATCTGATCGGGATT